AGGTTGAGAAGGAAGCTATACCTTTCATTTGGGAGATAGACAATAGAGATGCATTCAAAACTATGGGAGAGCCATTTAAAAAGTTCTCGCAAGTTAAAAGACTCCCTGTGCAACACTCTATTGCACTATCTACAGAAGAAAGAAAACTTCCTAATGGTAATTCTTTTTACTTACCTAATTACACTCTTGATTTACAAGATACAGTAGAAGTGTCTAAAGAAGACCAAGATACTTTTATTAATTTCATGGCTTGGATTGATAATTATAATACTTATATTTATAATGAATGGGATATGAAAACTAAGAAAGAGTTAAATAAGGATGACATGGAAACTGTTGACGAATTTATTGACGTTGATACAGAAGAAGTCTAGTGAAAAGTAACAATCCATTCGCAGTCCATAATATTAATTATCTGTCACCTAGTAGTATGAATACTTTCGTGGCAGATAAACCTTTGTGGATGATGCGATACCTTTTTGGCATCAAATCCTCTAGTGGTGCAGGTGCAGTAAGAGGTATTGCAGAAGAGTATGCTTTAGCTGAAAAGTACGAGAATGGTTTCTTTGATTTTAAAGCACTTGATTCTAAGTTTATATCCTTATGTTGTGAATTAAGTGTTGATTTAAATGATGGGAGAACATTGAAAGAGAAAGATGCTCTAAAAGGGTTTGGTAATGTCCTTGATGAAAACTTTAAGTATGATAATCTTGAAACGTATCAAGAGAAGATTGAAGTAGAAGTCGAGGACTTACCTGTACCTGTCATAGGATATGTAGATTTTTTATTTAAAGATAAGATAGTCGATTTAAAAACTACAAATAGAATGCCATCAAATCCTACTGAAGCACAGAAGAGACAGATGGCAGTCTACTCTATGGCATACCCAAAGAAAAGTGTAGATTTATTCTTTGCTAGTTCTAAGAATCATAAAATATTTACACTTAGTAGTTTAACTAAATACAAAAAGCAAATAAAAGATATTGCTTTTACTATACAGAGATTCTTGTCTCTTAGTGATGACAAGCATGAGTTGGCTTCTTTTGAATACCCTAACTTTGATAAGTGGGAATGGTCAGAAGACATGAAGAAAGAAGCTAAAAAAATATGGAGTATAAAATAGTGGATAAAAAAATAGAAGACTTAAAGAATGAGATAGAGCAGATGGAGAAGCAATTAGCTGAAGCCAAGAAAGCCTATCGTGAAATGAGAACAAAAGGTTTGAGAGATGCTATGGAAGCTAAGAAGATGGCAGATGAAGCAGTCAAAGAAGAGATGAAAGCTCTTGGCTATCTGTCAACTGCCAATAACTTTAATTGGTATTGGAGAGACATTACATAGTGTTTGGTAGAGCACAACTAGAAAAGGGATACAGGGGTACTTTAGAGCATGGTATTGTAAAAGAGTTAAAGAAAAGACGAGCTAAGTTTGAGTACGAAACTCTAAAGATAAGGTGGGAAGAGATAATGTATCGTTCCTACACCCCTGATTTCATTTTAAGAAACGGAATAATTATAGAAGCTAAAGGCAGATTTCTTCCTAGAGAAAGAGTTAGGGCAATAGCTGTAAAAAAACAATTCCCTGATTTAGATATTAGATTTGTCTTTAGCAACAGTAAATCAAAAATATATAAAGGTAGTAATACAACTCTTGCTGATTGGTGCGATGAAAAAGGTTTTCTGTATCACGACAAGATTATACCTGTTAGTTGGATAAGAGAAAAAGGTAACACGAAACACCCTGCCATAATAGACATTAGACATAGAAGGCAGAGTGGCAATAAAAGATAAAATAAACCCTGAAGACTTTGTTATACAAGTAAAGCCTATGTTAAATCCTAGTGGTAGATGGACAGGAGAGGTTGATGTTTCTGTTATATCATCTACAGATAATCCTTTACTTGATGAAGATTACTATGGTGTATTAGAGTTTTGTAGGATGATATGTGCTAGTATTCCTTTGATGGAAAAGGATGAAGATTTGAGAGCAAAGGCTATGGATTTTTTAAGACAAGAAGATGAGGCACATTATAAAAAAGATAAACCAAAGATAGTTGACACTTATGATAATGTTATAGTAGTATCTTTTGATAAGGAAGACAAAAAATGTTAAGACACATGGAGTATATGAGAATGAGAGAGAAACAAGCTATGCAACAGTCAGACAATGTAGAAATGCAGGATATGGTTAATCATCCCCCACATTATAATAAGACAGGGGTGGAGTGCATAGATGCTATTAAGGCTATGACAGACGAAGGTTTTGAACATTACTTGCAAGGTAATATTATGAAATACCTATGGAGATACAGGTATAAGAATGGTGCAGAAGATTTAAAGAAAGCACAATGGTATCTCACAGAGTTAATAGACGTTGTAGAGAATGATAAAAGTTAAAATGATGTTGACACTAGAGGTTGATGAAGAGGAATACTCTATTCCTTCTGATGGAGATGTTAGAGAAGACTTTGAGGAATATGTTAAAGAGTTGTTTTATGATATAGATGGAGTTAAAGTAAAACAAGTAAGAGTATTAATGGAGATATAAATGAGAAACTACCTACCAACAGACTACCAAAATTTTATAGCACTATCTCGGTATGCAAGATGGAAAGAAGATGAACAAAGAAGAGAAACATGGGTAGAAACTGTGGATAGATACTTTGACTATATGGATGACCACCTACAAAAGAATCATAATTATACTATTACGAAAGCACTAAAAGAAAAGTTGTCAGACAATATTATGTCTCTAGGTATTATGCCAAGCATGAGGGCATTGATGACATCAGGGGTGGCATTAGACAGATGCCATGTTGCAGGGTACAACTGTAGTTATATACCTGTTGATAGTCCTCGTAGCTTTGACGAATGTATGTATATACTTATGTGTGGTACAGGTGTTGGCTTCTCTGTTGAACGAGAGAATGTAGATAAACTGCCTGTGGTAAATGAGCATTTTGAAAGAAGCACAACTACAATCAAAGTAGATGATAGCAGACAAGGTTGGGCGAAAGCCTTGAGAGAACTCATTGCTATGTTATATGTTGGACAAATACCCACATGGGATGTCTCACAGGTCAGACCTGCAGGTGCAAGACTAAAAACATTTGGTGGCAGGGCATCAGGACCTGCTCCTCTTGAAGAGTTATTTCAGTTCTGCATAGAAAAGTTTACAGGTGCAAAGGGCAGACGTTTGTTTCCTATTGAGTGCCATGATATCATGTGCAAGATAGGTGAAGTTGTTGTTGTTGGTGGTGTCAGACGTTCTGCCCTTATCTCTTTGTCTAACTTAGGCGATGACCAAATGCGTCATGCTAAATCAGGGCAATGGTGGGAGAATGAAGGACAGAGAGCACTAGCTAATAACTCTGTAGCATTCAAAGGTAAGCCTGAGATGGGTACGTTTATGAGAGAGTGGACATCATTATATGAATCTAAATCAGGAGAACGTGGCATATTTAACAGACAGGCTGCCAAAGTAAAAGCACTTGAGAATGGCAGAAGAAATGCTGACCACTATTTTGGTTGTAATCCATGTAGTGAAATTATACTTAGACCATATCAGTTCTGTAACTTGACTGAAGTTGTTTGCAGAGAAACAGATGATATAGAAAAATTAAAAGATAAAGTTAGACTTGCTACAATACTTGGCACGTTTCAATCTACACTTACTAGATTTAAATATCTAAGAAAAATATGGAAAGACAACACAGAAGAAGAAAGATTATTAGGTGTATCACTAACAGGTATACTAGACTGTCCTGTGGTAGCACCTGACAATAGTAACCTAGAATCTAACTTAGAAATGTTGAGAGCAGTAGCAGTAGAGACTAACAAAAAGATTGCCAAAGACTTAGGCATACCACAGTCAACTGCAATCACTTGTATTAAGCCATCAGGAACAGTGTCGCAGTTAGTTGACAGTGCAAGTGGTATTCATGCAAGGCACAGTGATTATTACGTTAGAACTGTGCGTGGAGATAATAAAGACCCTCTTACACAGTTTATGAAAGATGTAGGTATTCCTGCAGAGCCTGATGTTATGAAGCCTGATAGCACAACTGTGTTTAGCTTTCCTATGAAATCGCCATCAGGTGCTGTCACTAGAACTGAGATGACTGCCATAGAACAACTAGACTATTGGTTATTATTTCAGAGACATTGGTGTGAGCATAAACCATCTGTGACTATATCTGTCAAAGAGCATGAGTGGATGCGAGTTGGTGCATGGGTGTATGATAACTTTGACGAGGTGTCAGGCATATCCTTTCTACCTTTTAGTGAACATACCTACAAACAAGCTCCTTATCAGGATATAGATGAAGAGGAGTACAAATCATTCATGGATAAGATGCCTAACCATATTAATTGGTCTCTTCTGAAAGAGTATGAAAAGGAAGATACTACAATAGGCAGTAAAGAGTTAGCCTGTACTGCAGGTGTTTGTGAGATGGTTGATATAGAAGCTAGTTAGTGTTTGAGGGAACAGAGATAGTGTGGTGGCAATGGTGGTTGATTATTGCTATCACAATTAATACAACAATAAACTTAATTGTTTTCTTTAAAGGTAGAAAACTACATAAAGGTAAAGAGTAATGGATAATTTAGAACCTAATATAGAAGACAGGAAGAAGTTTGACCTTGACCTAAAGTATGGACAAGTTAGAGAAAAGTATGTAGCAGATATGTTACAGGATAAAAAGATTGAAGTCAAAAGTGAAAGAGGTATGTGGCAGAGAACAGGTAACATAGCTATTGAGTATGAAAGTTATGGTAAACCTAGTGGCATAAATGCAACAGAGGCAGACTTTTGGTTTCATAACCTATGTGTAGACG